TACAGGTGCTTCTAGTTAATACTCAAACCATCAGTTTAATTCGTTCTAAAGATTTTTTGGGGTTGCTTGCGTCTTTCATGCAAAGGGTGTGAAGCCCCTGATGAGTAACCTTACTCCAATACTCAGGTCGGTGGAGAACGCCTTTGGTCTGAATTCGAGAAGTCCTACCCCTCCCCTTTACTTCCTGCTTGGCATCACACAAAGAAGTCAGGGCTCTACTTGGAACCTCCTCAGGCAACCCCGATAAAATACTAACCACGTAACGTCCGCACATAGCCAAAAGGACCGCATCACAAGCGTCACTATCTATCTCTGGGAATTTCCCCTTGTCGATAAACTCCAAGGATTTATTGATGTTCTCTTTTTTGTTCCCTGCTCCACGTTGATACAACCCCATAATTGACCTAAGGGTGCTGGCATTGATAGACAGTAGGTATAGGGGAGGCACAATCAAAGGGGAATTTGATGTAAAAAACACTGAATCCACAAGACGCCTAACACTAGATAGATAGTCATTCCTTGGAGTAAACGCCTCAAACACCAAAATCAAACCAGCACCGTCATTCAACAAACTTACAACTCTGGGTGAATTGACTACCTGAAGTAACCCCTTCCCAATCATCATCCCTCGAAGCCATACTGGAAGGGTGGTATCTTCCGGTTTTACCGACCCTGCACCAATAAATTCCGCGTGGGTTCTACCCCCATCCTCCTGAACGTGGGCAACTGCCCACCCTGACCGTGACAAGGATAAATCAAACCCCATGACTACCCATGAGGAGATGCCCAACCGTGGAGGAATTTGTAGTTCTACCTTTTTATGAGTATTACGTAACACTAAACCGACCTCCTACCCCTAATGTAGAGGATTAGACATGAAGCTACCTTCAAAAGAGACGATACACAACCGCTGTGGAGTCTACTGTATCAGTAATACTGTAAATGGGAAAAAGTATGTGGGTAGTTCTTTGTCTTTGTACTCCCGGCTTCAACACCATCGACGCTACCTGCAACTACAAAAACATGAGAACCCACATCTTCAACACGCATGGGATAAGTATGGGGAGGAGCAGTTCACCATAACCATACTTGAATTCTGCAACGCCGATACTCGAATTGAAAAAGAAGAGATGTACATCACCTTTAATAACTCATTGAAAACTGGGTACAATATACGAAAACCAACAGAAGTAGGTAGACCACCATCCCCCCGACGTGGGGTACCTTTAACCTTAGAACAAAAAGAAAAAATTTCAAACACACTGAAAGGTCGAAAAGCTGACCGTGTGGGGGTGCAAAAAGGGGCCGCGACTCGCAAACGAAATAACCACCGCCCCCTTCTAGGTAAGACTTTTTCAGATGAATGGAAACACAACCTATCTGAAAGTAAAAAGGGAAAACCAAAACCACCGGGTTTTGGTGCTAAAATAAGCCGCGCATTGACTGGAAGAGTGCGGACGATTGAGCACTGTAACCACATCAGTGAAGGCAGGAAGGGAATCCCCTCACCGAACAAAGGGACTAAAATGACCGAAAAACAAAAACACCACCTCTCAGAGGCACGTAGGGGGAGGGTTTGGTTATTGAACCTTGAGACTAAAGAAACTCTGTTTGTGCCCACAGCCGAGGTTGAAGCCCTGATACAAAGACAATGGGTACGATGCACAAAAAAGCTGTACCGAGAAATAAATCAATAGACGCCTTCAGGAATTTCAATCTTTGTTACCGAAAATCCAGCCTCTTTAGCCGCCGCTTCTTCTTCAGCGAACCTATGCTCTTTAATTTTCTTCATCCAAAACTTGATATAGGAGTTGTTCTTGTCTTTGTACCAAAAATATCCGTGGTCTTTCCCCCACTGGTTGCTCTCATAAGGGATGGTGAGGCGGACGCCGATGGTGGGAATCTTGGCGTAAGCTACAACCTCTTCGATAGGATACTTATCGAGTATGGTAAGCGTAGTCATCACGTCGGAGAGGGCTTGATGGGGGAACGGGTTGAGAAACCCGTGATAGGCCGCAAGACAAGTCAACTGCTTGTTCCACTTCTTGGGGTACTCGATGTCAGTCAGTGTGTCAATCCACAACTTGCTTTCATCAAAGTCGAAGCCGCACGAAGCAATCCATGCCAGCAAAAATGGGCGGTCGCAGGTTGTGCCATTGTGAGCAACGATGACATCTGCTTGCTCATACATGTAGAGAAATTGCCGGAGCCCTTTGACAGATTCCTTGCCGTACTTGGCGACTAACTCCAACGGGAGTTGGGTTGCTTTCAACGCCTCTTCTTCAAAGGGGGCATTCTCGGGAACCTGTACGAGGTACCCCATGGACAGCACGGCACGATGATAGTCGGTATCCCATAAAACTGCTCCAACCTCACTAATGGAGTGGAGTTTAGGATTCAATCCAGTGGTCTCGAAGTCGATTGCAAGTAAAAGCACCTATCACCCCCCATATTTCAAAGTCGTCTCATTGTTAATACAACGTTTTAACCAATTACAATTAGAACAAAGAAGCTGATACCCAAAAGAATTATTTAGTACCTTCTTGAGATAGGCTTCAACATGAAGCTCTTTTCTTTCGCGATAGCCCCCTCCGTTCACGTGGTCTATCTGTAATAGACGTTCATCGGTACAGCCGGTCGAGCCATCATCATTAACCCAGCGGCAGTTAGGAGAGGAGCACTTTCCTCCCATTTTCTGGATTACCTCATGTCTAAGTTTTTGCCGCCGCCGTTGATTATTCAACGCTCGATTACTCAAATACTTCTTATCATATCTCTTCACCTGTTCTGGATGAGAAACTAACCAATCTTTGGTGTGTTGTTGTTTCTGTTGTTTTCTTTCCTCAGGGGTTCGGTCTTCTCCGGTTCGAGACTTACTTATTTTCGCTCTCGTTTCCTCTGAATGAGACTTACCAAAGAAGGGGTTTTTCTCTCCAGTACGTTGTCTACCCATCTCTGCCAACCTATATCGTTGCTCATCCGTCTGTTTCCATCCCCGACCCTGCGTACCCCGTTCTTTACGAGTCAATGCGGTTATCCGTGCCTTTTCTATTATCTCTGGTGTTCTAATGTACTTTCCCGCTGGCATAAATAAAGCCCCCTATTAAGGGGACTCATAGTCGTGTTTCAAAATTAAACCCTAGAATTAGCTTTTCCCATCAATGTCGGGAGTTTTGAAACGCCATTTAGTGTGAGCAGTGTGAACTGCTTCCTTATCATACTCCAACATAGAAGTGAGCAGCATTCCAGTGTGCATCCACATAGGCTGCGGGAGTTCCTTCGAAGGGTCGAACCACTTCCACTCTTCTACCTTCTCAGGCTCCAGCGTTTTCAGGTCTTGAGGATTGATAGCCTCCGCGATGTAGTAGAGAGTGATGTAGTGCTTACCCCGGTCGGGAAAGTAGTCATTGGTCACCTTGCCTGTGAAGTAAATGTCCTTCAAGTCAAGATTGGTCTCTTCCTTGATTTCACGCATGGCAGTAGCAAATGGGGTCTCTGCGAAATCAACCTTCCCACCCGGAATAGCATACTGACCACCACCGAGTTCTCCTTTGCGGCAACCGAGGAGAATGCACCCATTCGTGGGGTGCTGAATCACAACACCAATTGCAACACCGGGGTACGCCATGTGAGGAACAACCGCACCAGAGGGCATAGGGATATTCAACACATCCTTGTGCCGAGCGAACAGTCCAGCAAGGCCCGTGGAAGCGGTGCATCCGTGACAGAAATAATCAATGCCGGGGGCGAGTTCCATATCCTTACCGCAATCCGGGCAAGCAGGGAAGCACGGACGCTTGCACCCTTTCGGGCACCAAGGGTCAATGTTTTGCTCGACGTTGAGTTCGCTTCCGCACTTCTGGCACTGGCTGCTGAGCCACGGGCGCTGCTTCAGGCTTTTTCTCCTGCTCACGTTTCTTCTCCTCTTCCCGCTCCAGCCGTTCCTTCTCAACCCGCTCCAACGCTTGCTGTTCACGCTTCTTCTTGCGTGCTGGCGTCATCAAAGGGCGAGGTCCGGGAGCATCCTCCGGGTCAACTATGTCTATTATACCATGGGCTTCCAGCCTGTCCATAAGAGCCACAGACCCCGCATACGAAAGATGGAATTCCTTCATCATTTCAAAGCATGAAGCGTGCTTACGCTTTTGGACAAAACTGATGACCTCGGTAAAGGGGTCTATTGGGGGTGCTACATACTCAGCAACAACAAGCGCCGTGCTGTTGTTCTCAGGAACAATCTCAACATCAATTTTTTTCTTCATATTACTTCTTTCTGAAAAACCAAAGGCATCGAACACCCACACCCTTTAGTGTTACCGCTTCTGAGATTATCCCCGGCTGCTATAAAGAAACTCCCACAATGGCATCTACACCGCCAGCGTGCCTTACCCGATTTACTACTCTCCGCTCTTTCTAATACTGTGACTCCATTGATAACCTGTCCAATCATATCCACCCTATTCAAGGCAGCTCGGCCCATCAGTGAGGTACTAAACTTCTTACGGGTCTCTTTTGAGTGTGTATACCCTTCTGGTAACCCTGAATGATGATTAGCTAAAGCTTTCTGCCAAGCTTCTTGTTGTTTCTCTGACCGGGGGGTAGCTCGAATGGTTTCCGCCCTCTTCGCTATGTTCTCGGGAAGTTGGCAAAGTTCAAGACTCTTCAATTGAGCCTCATTTTTAGGGAGGGCTTTCAACTTTGCACAAGTCTCTGGAGAGACAACGCGACCTGTCATTCTCTCCCGCATCATCTGTTTCCACTCATCTGTGTGGGTACCTGTGAATCCTTCCCCGCCCTTGCAGATGTTGTAACCTATCTCTGGGTTGCGGGTATCGTAGAGTGCGATGAGTAATCGCTCTAAGCGGTCAAGTTCTTCCTTTGTTTGGATGTTAGAAAAGAGGGGCTCTATTGACCAAACCTCTTTGGGATGTTTACGCATGGAGTTATACAGCCGTGATTGCCCACCCCTGTGCTTGCTGGCATCTGACAGTTTAGTTTGAAGGTATTTCTTTAAGCTGTTTCCTTTGTGTTGTCCAATATAAATCTTGCCTGTAACTGTGTTGGTGATAACGTATATGAACACACAAACCCCCTTGTAATTGATACTGTCTACAAGGGGGTTTGATAGTTAAAAAGGTTAGGACATATCATCAATGTCTTCGAGCGAGGCTTCTTTCCCGCTTGCTGCTTGCTGACCTGCCAACAGAGCACGCCATTCGATGACAGTCAACTTGCGGCCCAGCTTGTGAATCAACTTCTTGCCGCCATCCTTGACGAACTTCTGAGCCGCAGCTTCAACCTCAGCCGCGAGTTCAGGGTTCTGCTTCCACTTCGCCTTCAACGAACGGGCTACAAACTCATAGCCAATCCCGCTGGTCTTCTTGGACATCACGATGTCAATGTCATACACCGAAGAGTCTTCAGGAGCCAGCCCGGAAACCGAGCGGAAGTTGGAGCGGGAAAGGTCAACGTAACCAATCTCCCATTCAATCGGGGTGCCCTTTTCGTACACGCCGGTCTTGGCATCGGCGTTCACGTAGTGAAGAGCGAGGGCGACAACGTGTGCCATTCCATCCTGCTCAAGCTTCTGGCAGCAGTAGGGAATTTCGTCTTCAGTCTTGGTCGGGGCGCAGCGGAAAGTACCCTTCTTGTCCTTGGTGTCAACGAAGTGAGACTTCGCGGCCTTGGGAGCGAGGAAAGGCAGGAGTGCAAAACGTACAACCTTGTCCTTATCCGGGCGGATGCGGTTGAGACCGTCACCCTTTGCCATCAGCTTCTGGTCGCCGAATTCAACGTCAAGATTCTCGTCGTCGTCTGCTGCGGCCTTGGTGTGGGACTTTGCTGCTGGGACCTCTCCGTCGTCTTCCAGTTCATCCTTGGCGGGTGCAGTGGCGGCAGCGGTGGTTGTGGTTGTTGTTGGCTTGCTGGAAGCCACGGGTAGTTCGTCCAATTCGTCATTCTCGAATTGCTTCATAGGTGTTTCCTCACGTTTCGGTATCTTAGTTTCGGTTTCGAGTGTCATTACTGCGTTGGGTGTTACATTGCTGAACGAGGTTACTCACTAGCTACAGCAGCAGCCTCATCCTTCATGACTTCGAGTTGCCGAAGCTTCCCGAGAGCCACAAACTTTACCTTACGTTTGGCGTTGGTCATCTTAGTCTCGCCCGTGAAAGGTATCTTTCTATAGATACCCAGTTTGTGGCGAATACTGAACTTGCCAAAGCTGTTTAATTTCATGGAAAAGTTGTCAGTGCCGAGATTGTCAATCAGAGTGTCTTCGATGCACGTAATGACCTTGTTGACGAGTTCTTCGGCTTCCTTCTTCGTGGGTAGGTTAAGAGCCTGTTGGACTCGACCTATCAGTAATTCTCGGCCTATGCGTGAATTTGCCATTGACTAACCTCAAACCTATGGTGCGCGAAGTACGCTATTCACCATCTAATACTGAACTCTGTAGCTGTAATTCCGCAGTATTTACGGCAAAACAGGAGACCCGCCGTAGCGGGTCTCCTGTTTATTTAGAGGGAGGGCTACTGACCCCAACCAAACAACACGCCAATGATGGGCTGATAGCCGGTACCGCTTGTGACAGAAGACTTCACCACGCGCACATTAGGCATCAGGTAGTAGTTTCCCTTCAAATGAATGGAGGCCAATCCACCTGTATTCCACTGCCAGCCAGTGTTGGTGCCGTTGAAAGAGATACCCGCCGCCGTGGGGAGATAAACTGCCACATTGCCGATGGTGACCAGCTTCTGTGCAATACCCGCACCAAAGTTGGTGTTGACAGTGAAGGGCTTGACCGTTGTGGGCAGTACGTCTACAGCAGTGAAGGCGTACGTTGATGTGCTTGGCACCAACAAATGCGCGTACAGCCCTGTGCCAGCAACGGCCGGGGTTGCTCCGACGTTATACGACGCACCAGCCGCATAGATGTTGGTAAGTTGGGAAGCTGAGGCTGGGGTCTGTGCCGACAACGCACCAGCCAAAGAAAGAACTCCTGCAAGGAGTAGGATAAGATACTTCTTCATGTGAGTTATTCTCCAAGAGCCAGTGGGCTCTCCTACTAATACTGAGATTTCCAGATGTTCGAGATTCGAAAAGCGCAGATGTAAGGGTCAGACCGTTTGGACCGCCACAGGTCAAGTAGTTCAATCGTGTCGTGTACCTTACCATAGTCAAGCTTCAATTGCTTGAAAAACTTGACCTTCGAAGGAGAAGCATACGCAATGAACCCCGCCTTCTTCAAGGTAGAGTCCTCATCTACTTGGACTAAGGTGTAGACAGTAAGGTCAAGGTACAGACTGTGGAGCCGATGCTCCGGGGTTACACCGGGAACGTTGAACCATAGATTGTTTTCCCATGGCTGGGGCCAACGCTTAGACTCAGGCGGCATAGGCCCGGTCAGAAGCCACACAGCCGTCCATAGAGCCACGCGGATGTCCTCAATGGTGCCTGACGTTGCCAAGGTATCCGCCAGCCTCTCTACGAGGTCTTTATCGGGCTTGTCTATGTCCAGCAGGGAGGCGGCGTACCGCACAATCGCGTTCGCTCCGGCTGAGCCCCTCGTAATGGGGTCGAGTGACCAGAACCCTGTGTTGTCTCTAACTTGTGGGGATAATGTGGAGGCTTCTTTAGCCGAGAGGATGCGGAACAGCTTTGGCGTTCCATCCACCAGTAGATTGGCATCGGTTATCGTATCAGCAAACACACAGGGGAGCCCTAGAATCTGTTCAGCCAACCGTTGCTGAACGAAGTCCTCACCCACAAGAATGTTGAACCGTTTGTGTACCTTGGAAGCCAGCATGACGGGTACGGGGTTGAATTCAGAGACTCTCCTTCCCGGTCGAAACACTGACTTCTTCTTGTTTGTACTTGGCAAGGTACTCCTCCGCTTTCTTGCACCAACCTAATACTGCTTCCACACGAGCAAGAGCAACATTACATGCTTGGCACAAAAGACCACGAACTCTCCCAGTCGCATGGTCATGGTCTACAGCGAGATTTTTTCTAGTTGGAGGATTACCACAAAGGGCACAAAGACCGTGTTGTTCTTTGAATAGGGCGTCATGCTCAGTCGGGGTCAACCCATACTGCTTCAATTCATACTTACGCTTAGAGGATTCTACCCTTGCATGACAGGCGCTATCTTCCCGCTGTCGCTGAAGCTTTTTCTGAGTGCGTTCCCACATTCGTTCAGGGTGTTCTTTTCGATATAGGCGGTCGTCTTCCCTTATACATGACTTGCAACGATTGACATAACCATCTTTCGATGCGGTATTTCGATAAAAGTGCTTGTCGTCTAAAGGTAAAAGATTTTTACATCTGACACATGATTTCATAGTGCTACCCCTGATAAAGGTATCAATAGTCAAATGATACCTTTATCAGGGTGGTGATTAGGGCTTCTTCTTGACGAACTTCTTGACTTTGCCTTTGATGTTGGCTTCAACAGCCGCGAGTTTGGCTGCTGCTTCCTTCTCAGCAGCGATAGCGGCGTCTTCCGCAGCTTTGACTGCTACCTCTACAGCATACTCAGCAGAGCGAATCTCATCAGCCACCTTGGCAAGTTCTGCTTCAGGCTTGGGCTTGTACTGAGCGAAGATAGCCTTCGCCTTGGCAATTTCAAGTTGAATTTCAGTGGCGACCTTAGCCTCGGCGGCGTCGGCCTTCTCGGCGATGGACTCAAATGCGGCTTCCAGCTTGGCAATGTCCTCTGTGATGAGGGCACCGATTATAGAAACTCTAAGTGACATGAGATTCCTCCTATAAAGGAACCCGGTATTCACCCAATAAACCGCCTCTTACCCTTGATGGTAGTGTACTCCAGTCGCATCAGAATTTCAGCCTCTTCCCGGTTAATTTCCCCTCGCTCTAGCCATACCACAACCCGCTGACGGCTGAACACACAATCTGCCGAGGGCTCCCAGTTACCGAGGAACTGTTCACGCCATGAAGTGACAGGAGCCTTTCTCTCTTCAAAGTGCTCAGGAGGGTCGAACTCTGTCCAAGGAATGTACGGATTGTCTTCTTTCATTAGGTCATACTCAACTTTGGTCGGGATATTTGGAACTTCGCATGGGCCTTGGTCATATCTTCCACGAACTTAGAAGCGTCCAAGAGATGAAGCAATACACGCTTCCCAACCGGCGTGATAGCCACCCCACCCTTCTTCACCTTGATGAGACCATAACTTTCACCAAGAGCAACTATAGTGTCAGCCAATTGGTTTACAAGGTCGCGTACAAAAGCCTTCTGCCGGTCGGCGGGTACCGCCCCGCCAGTCTCATCGGTAATCTTGAAGCGTAGGTGCTTCTCCAATGGTTCGATGAGATACTCATGCTGTGGGTGTTCAAGTTCAGTCAAGAAGAGAACAAACAACTGTCGAATGACTGGGCTGAAATGCGGGTGGGCAGACTTCAACTGTTCAAAGATGAGTTCCCCGACAAGCAAAGTAACCCCAAATGTGGCTCCCCACTTGTAACCATCATACATTGAGGGAGTGGCAACAAACTCTGAGAGTGTGGGATAGTCCACATATTTCTTCAGGAGTGCCTTCTCTCTTTCCATAAAAAGCTTACCCTCTTTTATTGGGTTATCCTGTATTTCGTCCTCAACAAAATCCCCAGCCGTCGCTAATAACTCGTTCTTAGCTTGAGTGATAATGGTCTTTTGAAGGAACAATACCTTTTTCAGTTCCTCCAAGTTGGCAAGTGATACTAGATTTGGCATAGTCTATATTACTCGTAGTGAAGACAGTTCGTGAAGTAAAACGTAAGTCAATGATACTTTGTTTACTTTCACATCGTCAATATCAAACTTTAGACAAATTTACTGATGATGAAATCCTATCAGAAGTTCGTCGTAGGGGATTAGCTTAGAAACTCTATCAAGAGGTAAAACCGACTTTTTAAGCCGGGAGAGATGATAGTGGAAGCAACAAATTCTCAACCACAGGATAGGTCGCCGCCACAATAATATAGACATACTATAAGCAACTCTGCGGCGAAGACTAGTCAGGACGGCACGGTCGCGGAGGCCCGTGGCAGCTAGACGCTCGTAATAGTCCCTGTAGGCACGGAGCACGAACTGGATGTGGAACTCCATTTCGAACGGGGTTGCCCGGTAGGGAAGCAGCAAGGTTAGCAACTGGTAAAGCATGTTTGCCTCCTTGGCTACACGCTACCCGTTATCACCAGTTAGCATGTAACTCTTGAATTTCTCTGTCCCGCAAATTTACAAGCACAAGATTTGGAGCAGTATTTCCTCCCCATCGTGTTTACTCTGGTCTGAAATTTGGAACCACACATCGGGCATTCACGCTCCACAACTGGGGTTCGCATTTTACCTAAATTAGCCGCTCTAATTTTCTCCCCTACTTCTGGAGGTCTTACCCTTCCGGTTAAGGCCAAAGACACCCTATCTCTTGTACCCTGACTCACTGCGTGCCCCTTGCTTGCGGCTCCAATTTTACTTTTTGTTTCTGAAGAAAGAACATGACCTGTCAATGCCTGACTAATCCTGTCACACCATTCCTGAGAGAATCGCTTACCCTTATTGGCACCCGGCCAACCTATAGGTACACCATCACCACCGGGTGTCATGTTATACCCCTTTAGGACACTGTTGGCCGATGCAATGCATTCAATTTCCTTATGCCTAGCGTCTGCTTCCGTCAAACCATCATACAGAATACTGAGCACAAAAGTGTCAGCCCCATACTTTCTAATGGCTCTGTGAAAGTGCAGGGTACTGCCTTTCTTTACTGAATAAAGGTGTGCCTTCCAGCGACTTGCGAGGGTTCGATGCGTTTTCCCTATATACACTTTGCCAGTAATCGTGTTTTGAATTTGGTATACCCGGAACATACCTAAGGAATGGGTAATCAAGAAATACTCAAGCGTTTCCAAAGAAAACTTATCAACGCGGGAACAGTTCTAAGAGGTTCAGACCACTCCTCAACTTGAACATGATAAAAGTGCCCCCGGTATATATCCACCGTCCACGGAATTTCATTTGTTACACCCTTGACTCTAAAGCACGGAGTGTGTTTAAGAGACTCGTGCCTACCGTACACTGGGGACGCATCTGTGGGTATGTAGTGTAGAAGGGCTTGCATGACCGGCCCAACATCGCGGGGTTGAGGGTATTTTGGGGTTCCTTTACGCATCTTCCTCTTCCTCATCCCGACCAGCCCCCCTCTCACACCAACCACACGGTGGCATTCGGCAAGTTGAGCAGTAACAGCTAGTGGGAGCCTCATACCAATCGGCTTCGGGTTCAGGCGGAACCTTTGGCTTGCGAGTCGGGATGCCTAACTGCTTTCTGGTAGCATACCGCTTTCGCGCCTTCGCATTCCGCTGTTGTCTTGCGCGTTCCGCATTCTCCTGCTCCAATTTATAAACAAGTTGGGAGAGTTTCATGAAGCCATCAAAGATGTCAGTGACAGTATCCCGTCCAGAGCCATGAGAAGCTGTCACTACATCGTCAACTGCCTTTTTAATCTCGTCCATCAGTCAGGCCACACCACGGCGTCCATCCACCACTTCGGGAACAAGTGACTGTAGCGGCTCAGGAAGCTGATGATGGCAGCGTCCAGAATAAAGTGCTTCGCCTTGTCTTCCTTGTGACGATTACTGCGTCCTGTCGCCTGAACCAGAGCCAGAGCCACGCGGCTGGCGTACCACTCAGGGTCACGCTGCATCCGAGCCTTGACGTAGGGGTCGAGGCAGGGGTACGGCACCTTGACGATAACCGAGAACCGCGAGAGTTCATCCTTGAGGTCGAGTCCTTCCGTCATACTTGGAGAGAAGAGGACGGTTGGCTCCTCGGACTCAATGTGACGAACAATCGCGGAGTCCCGGTCACCTGTCACGCTCGTGTGCGTGAGCACCCGGTTGCGTGATTCCATGCTCTCGGACATGAAGCGATTCACCTTGTAGCTGTGCGTGTGAACAATGCCCTTGAAGCCCGAGAACTTATCCAAAATCTGCCCGAGGAAATCAGCAACCTTGGGCATGGCAACATCAATCGAAGGAACCTGACCAGAGTTATAGCACTTACGGCAACCTGAACCAGAGCGACCTTCGCGACCGGCGTTCTCCGGCGTCGAGCAGTCCGGGCAACCAACCTTGGTCGAGGACATATTCGCGATGGGCTTGAGGAACACTGGGCGATTCTCAACCGGGAAGTCACAGTCGATGCGGCAAGTCACGGCTTCAGCCGGGTCAATACCGAGGTTACGCATGAAGAACTTGAAGTCGCCGATGGTAGCCGACATGATGATAACCTTCGCAGCCTTCGAGAAAAGAATCTCATCGGCGAACAGGGTGGCGGTAAGCGGCTTGACAATCATGCAGCCGAAGGAGTCGCTGCCCTTGGTCTCGTCGGTGTAGCAAATCCAGTCAGTAATGTTCTCAGCGGCGGAGTTCAGGAAGAGGTTGATTTTCTCAGCGAACCGCTTCAAGCCATTCAGCTTCTTGCCAAGCTTGGCGGCGGCGTGATTGTTGCCGTCAGACTTGAGGTCTTCCAATTCTGACTCCCACTTCATGATGAGCGCCTGCGCGGCGGGGCGGAAAGTCTCAGCACACCATTCCATACCCTTGGTGGTCTGCCCCGGCTTCACAACTGGCATAGAGAGGAAGTTGATACCAATCTCTTCGCAGCGGGAGCGGTTGATAACGATGTCAGCCAGTGAGAGAATCTGGTTCTCGCAGTTATGCCCCTCGTCAAGGATGAGCATGTTGCGGGGCAGAAGCTGACCAGCGTAGTTGGTCTCGTTCAGGTAGTAGGAGAAGTTGGTTACGCCAAGAGGATTCTTGCAGAAGGCAATCTTGGCTTCCTTGTAGGGGCAGTAGGAGCAGCCTGAACCTTCTCCACCCTCTTCCTCTGCCTCTTTTGCTGAGCGGCAAAGCATCCAGCCGATTTCGCAGTTGACGGGCTTGCCATCTTCATCAACAAACTGACTGCACTCGTAGTTCGAGCGACCCTTGAGTTCCTTGAGCCCCATGGAGGCAAAGTCGCCCGTCAATTGCGCTGTGAGAGATTTTTGGGGGGACAAGTAGTAGGCTCCGCGTTCAAATCGAGCATCAGTTCCCTGCGTTTTGGCAAAAGACCCCGCCGCCATACCAATAAAGCTCTTTCCAGCCCCGGTTGGAGCCTCGATGATGATAAACTTTTTGTTGGTGCAGTAGGCTTCAAGCACTGCCTCCAGCCCAATTTCTTGAGCCCTACGAATCTTGGTACCAAAGTTCTCAGCAATGATGTTAAAGTGGTCGTATATGTTTTGCGACCAGCAGTGATTCAAACTTTTTATCACCTTTTGCTCGATTTGAACAAAGTCAGTCATTCTTCTCTCCACCTACAGTATACCCAACTCGCCGCTGTTTTGGCTAGTTTTTGGGGAATTTTTTCTCTTTTCCCATGCCTTTTTAAGTTTTTCACTCATCATAGCTCGAAAAATGGGGTCGTGATACTGATAGTTTGTTTCTTCTGGGGAGACACTACACAATGACGTGAAAGCAGTCGGATGTGCAGGAGAACCCCTGAAGCTGCTCCTTTTCAAGGGCTTCCCGATGTTCTTCAGGCATGAATTCCAGCAGGGTAGCCGCCATCTCCCCTATCTTGTCCCGAAAGGTCTCGTCTGACACCCGTCCGGGGTACACCGAGGTTATGCCTCGCAACTTGCTGGCGTAGATAGAGCAGACATCTGAAGGGAGCCCACTGCCGGGGTCGTTGGCACACTTGGCGAATAGGGCAAGAGCCTCCTGCATCCGCTGGGTGGGGTTATCAACATGGTTGTAGAGGCAGGTCAGCTTTGTCCACAGTTTCTGACAGTCGGTTAGACCATTCCACTGGGAAGCGGTGCGGTTCGTAAGAGCGAACATCACATCATCATACATCCGCTCTATCTTGAGGAAATGCTCAGCTTCTTTGAACTCATCAGACTCCATGGACAGAAATCTCTCGCGACGGCTGGCCTTCTCCTGTTGAACAAGTTCGAGAGAACAGGCGGCAGACCCGGCGTTGCCAATGCAACACAGATTGAGTTGAGAGTAGGGTATAGTTCGAAGAGTAGTCTCATCGAACTTCTTACCCTTCTCAATCAACTCACGTCGCAATTCAGCAAATTCCCGCTGTGGAGCATCCAAGGACTCAATTTCAATTTTCATGTCCTATAATACCGCGTTACTTGAAACTCAAGATTGCTAGGAATGGCCCTCTCACAAAATGGTTAAAACAAACAAACTCCCAATTATAAGCACCAACTTAATAAGCATAGATTTCATGTGTGTCTCCATCTTGAGGGGGTACATCTGCTAAAATCGTGAGCGTGTTTCCACTGATTGAGTAGTATGCCCCATAAATTCTCTTAACACCATTCACAAAGTAGAACGATGCTGTCGGGGTTGTCGGTGTGGCTGACAACGTATAAGACGTGCCCCCATCGGGGTCAGTAGGAGTAGTAGTGAAAGGAGGACCAAATCCCCCGCCGCCGACGCCACCTACTGAGCTAATCACACCACCTGAAATAGTGATTGTCGTGCCATCGGGCTTGACGAGACCAAGCGTGCTTGTAGTGGCGGTTGGAATCGTATAGGTCGAAGCGGCGGAAACAGTCGCTTGGCATTTACAGTGACACTCGCGGGAGCATAGGTGCCCACATTGGAGTTGACAGTTGCAAGTGTGGCTACTTTACTTCCAGAGCCTGAACTTGTGGTGACATCACCAGTGAGTTGAGTAATCCCTCCCGCTGCACTGCTGATAACCCCACCTGAGATTGTGATAGTTGTTCCATCAGGCTTCACCAAACCAAACGCTGAACCCGTAGCCGTGGGAACACTAATCTGCCCACTCACATTGACATCAATCGTTACCCCATCTGGCTTCACAATACCCGCTACAGAGGTTGTGGCGATAGGCACACTCACAGCTTCAGCAAGAGGGTACGAGACGAAGGGGAATTGAACATAGCTATTCAACGTCCCCCCAACCTGATAGATGTAACCCAACGGTTGAACCAAATCAGGAGGAGTGGGAAGCGCCAGTTGGACCGAACCGGGAGATGTGGTGCTCAAATAAACGGGGGCTCCCACATCACTCGGACTAAACCCGGTTACGAATGGACAGTTAACTAGCCCCTGAGTGTTGACAGTTACAGTGGCTCCACTAGTAGCATCCGCAGCTACAAACCCCATGGCGGGAAGGTTATCCGTGCTCAGAGCAGAAGCCAGTCGAGCCGAAACATTGACGCCGGTATAATAAAGGTTGACAAGCTGTCCTGCGGTAAGGTTTACTGCGGCGGTGGCTGTAATAGGGGTGGAGGTAGAGAAGAAGCTACTATCCAGAGCACCTTCGGCGTTCAACACAATCGGTGCATATGCAGTGGCTGGGCTTCCAGTATATGTAGCCACACCGTCAGTGATGTCGATGAGGTTCGTAGTTTGGTTGAAGATGCAAAGCTTTGTAGACATTATCGCGTCCTCGAACTGAATTTAGCCAAATTGGTTACGAGCAAAGTTAGCTCCGCAAGAGTAGCATTACTCTTTATCGTGTTTGCGCGATGACTAATCACCCAAACATTCCCCTTTACATACCCTTGAGTTGCATCAAGGCGGTCTAGTGATGGGCTATTCGCTGAAAGAACCCCCTCTGCAACATGCAACTCCACGCCAAGAAGGGGGCAGTGTGTGGGGACTTGAATATCCCCCAACTCCAAATCAAACTTTAAGCCAGAAACCTTAGCCCTACGCCGAGCAGACTGCCAGAGGTTGTATTCAGCCGTTCCAGTCATACCGTGAGTTCTAAACCGTTTGGATGTTTGCTCACTCCTAACACAACCACAGCTTATACTTGCACCTGATTTAAGGCTCTTTCCGCAAACAACCTTCTCCGTTCCACACTTACAATGACAGAGCCAATAAGGACTCTCATGACGACTCTCAACATACTGTTTTACAGTCCAGTTTCCATACTGATTCCCTGTCAAATCTGACCGTAACGTCTCACTTATCTTTTTCCTACAAGCAGCACTTTGTGTTCTCACCATTTTTTGACCTCTGCTAAAAGTTTTCAAAAGTCAAAAAACCATATAGTTATCAGAGATTAAAATAGCTATCTGGTTCTCGGGGGCCAACTAACTCTCTTGTTTTTCCTTTCTGCCAAAGCTGGGAATTCTTTATCAGCATCACAATCTCGAATAACATTTAGTGGATTCGGCGGGGTCTCGTGGTGGTCTTGCGGCTGAGCGGTATCGTCAATGTTTTTCTGGTTCTCCCGAGTAGCAAGTTCTCCCGAGCCTTCAAACACTTCTCCACTGATGTCATATCCATAGGCAGTTTTCTCATTGAAACTGGAAAACCTCTGCCGTGGAGATGTATTCGCCGCCCGTGTCAATGTCTCTAAGACACCATGAACCTTTGCCAAGGAATAGGACTGGTACAAAACCGCAGAAGAGTAGTCCCCCGCGTGGGCGTACATTACAGAGATTTCGAAGTCATGGCGTGCATTTTGCATGTACCGCCTAACCATTGGCATCCAAGGAACCTGTGGAACCACGTCTAACAAACTCATGACCAATTCACGAAGCTTGTTCGATGTCTGTGCAAACAGGAATTCATCTTGCGATGGGTCCTTGTACTCTTCCCAAAGATAGGCGATGTCGTCGTAGACATCCCGCAACCACCCGACCTCGCTAGGCCATGTTTGACCTTGAAGTAACTCGTTTCTAGGTCTAAACTTAGTCTTCAAGGGACACACAGAGGATGCGGCTAATTTTTGTAGTTTTAGGCGCATTATTTTACACTCCCCACTCTTGTACGAAACTCAACTACCCTATCTAAGTAACCAATAAACGTTGTGTATGGCAACTCACGTTTCAGCCGGTTGCATTCGGTGCAGCAAGGAACAACATTCAAGGACGTGTATCCCTGTGAGTTGTCTTTCCTGTCCACCCCTGTGTATTGAAACCCCTCACATGTTGCTCTCTTACGAAGGTTGGCTGGAAGAGTCTGAGAGGGAGTCGAACCACAGTAATGACAACGCTCCTGTATAAGAGCAAAAAATGTCTCTTTATCGAGAGCCCACACCAATTTCCGCACCTTGGCTGCTGTTTTATACCTACTTAAAACATAGTTTTTAGCTGCTTGACCAGCAGGAAGTGCTGATTTAGTAAAGCTTCTAAATTTATTCTCTTTTGCTAAACACCCACAACTCTTAACTTGTCCTCTTCGAAGATTGAGCCCTGTTGTAATGTGGTCGTTCCCACAATCGCATTTACACAACCATGTGGCCCCACTTTTATGGGGATTGACTACCCGCTTAACCACAGTAAGCCTAAAAAACCGCTCTCCAAGCAAGTCTATGGTGGGCTTCTTAGTTAAAACCTCATTCCTGTAGCATCCACAACTTTTTGTATCCCCTCGGCGAAGGCTACTCTCCCGTACAACTACCCTGCGCCCACAATCACATAGAGCAGCCCACATAGAATTTCCCTTTACTGATTCCACCTTTTCAACAACCTGTAGACGACCAAACCTACTCCCAACCATACACTACCTCTATACAATGAGTTAAAAAGTTCGATTTTTTATCTAGTTGACATTTGGTGCTATGGTTTCGCAACTATCAGCCCCCTATAAGAGGCTACTGCCTATATGAAGGTGAATATCGAGTAGCTAACATGCAGTACAGACAAAACTCCCACTCGTGTGGGAGTGACCCTCCACAGGATGTGAGGGCAAAATGGGCTAGGAAGCTCTGTTCCTAGCCCATTTCTATGCCCATTCGTCAACGTGTTGGATGGGCTCTACTGGGGCTGGCAAGGGGGCGACAACCTCTGGCGGGGCTGGCTCAGACGCTAACTCGAACTTACCTTCAATGATTCGGTTAGGAAGATAGCGGAGACGCACTCCGGGTTCAGCCGGGTTGTCAGGTTGCTGCTGTACTTGGCCTGTTGGGGATAGGTCTCCAAGGATGTGGGCAGGGATGAATAGCTCGTATCCACCCTGCACCTGTTTACCATACATCCGACATAGCGAGGCTACGACCGGAGTAAAGTTCGGCATCACGTTAATCATGAACGCATATGCATCAGTATGGCTTCCAACTCAGGCACTGTAGCATTACTCTTCAAGATATTAGCTCGATTAGAGATGATGTGTATGTTATCCCGCGTGTAGCCTTTACTGTTGTCCTTTCTGTCTAACGATGGAGAGTTGGGTGACACCCACAAACTCCCACCCTTTCCAACACCGTAAATCAAGGGGATTCCAAGAACAGGGCAATGGGTGGGTATAACCAAATCAGCAAGTGTGAGGTTGAACTCCAACCCCTTTTGTTTAGCTCTTAATCGAGCCTTCGACAGCATACGCTGCGTACACGCATTCATGTTCTTGCGATAGCTGCAATCTTTACACCTAGAGTCCAGCCCGTCCATACCGCACAGGAACCTGTAGAACTCCACTCGTGGTTTTGATTTCTTACACTGGCTGCATGTCTTCTCCCCCACAACATCGTAGGGGTTGTGAGAACTCCAATGCAGTTTGAATTCCCCCTGCCGTTTTTTGACGTAGGAGCGAATCTTCGCTTGGTTGTCAATCCGCCACTGCTTAGTGGACATCTGTAAACCCCCCTATTTACAGATACCCATAGTTGTTAAATTTCAAATTCGGCTGAAATATACCGAGTCCACTTTCTTTCTTGTGGGTAGCCATAGGGGGAGCAGACTACTCTAGTTTCACCTAGAGTATAGTCGCAAGTAAGGTGCGTGTGTCCGTGAACCCATAGCCTTGGCTTCTTGTCCAAGATGAGGTCAGTCTCATCGGAGACAAAGAACCGATTGATGTCGCTGCCAGCGAACATTGGGTGAGTGCTCTTCGGTGATGGAAGATGATGAGACAACACAACCGTCTCCGAGCGAATCAGCTTACGACCATTCTCACGGAACTCTGCGTTCTTCTGGTACACCCACTTGTGGATGTCTCCGATGAGGTTGAAATCATTCAACTGACGCTCGTAAAGTTGATTGAGTGGGTCATCTGGAAACCACATAGTCCCACCATAAAATTCAACTCCATCAATGGTGGTCGCAGAATTATCAAGGAGATGACAATTGATGGGGAGCACTTCGAGAATGCGGGACTCAACTTCATGCCCGTACTTAGCCCCATAGAATTCGTGGTTGCCAAAGGTGAGTAAGGTGTGCCTCGCTTTGGACGCCAAAAACTCAAAAATACCTCGCATCTCAACTTTGGGTTGATGGGCTGGTACAACGATATCTCCCGGAAGCAGAAGAAAGTCGAGCTTGGGGGTGAAAACTAATGTCTTCAACATGTCCATTGCATCCCCATAGTAAAATTCAGTGTGGAGGTCCGAAAGTAGCTGTGCCTTCATTTAACTCCTCGTTTCATATATTCAACCACTTTCTCCATCTCATCCACCGCTGGCGGCGTCTCTGTAGGCTTGACGTAAACGGTGGAATTCAGGGTCGATGACACCCTCGAACGAACTATATTGTCTGAAGGCATAGTCGAAGCCCTCATACTCTACTTTATTGCGGACATCTTGTAGGGATTCCATGCAGAGGTAATACTGAAGTTTGGAGCGAGAGACGGGATTTGAACCCGCGACCTTCGGCTTGAAGCCACTGCTCTACCGCTGAGCTACTCTCGCATACTCTACTTCACTTTCCAAACTGCATGTCTTTTTCGGTGGCATACAGCACAAAGTAATACGCACTTCTCTAATTCTACCACAATCCGCGCCCAACTTCGATTGATGAGGTTGGATATAGCCCCATCCTTTGTACTTGGGTCGAGATGGTGGAAGTCATAAACATCAGGAATATCCACAAGACCACAGTCTAGGCACTTACCACCCAAGTGTGCGACAGCTTGTCTCTTTCGTGCTTCACGTCGCCCATAAGCATATTTTATTCGACAAGGTATACAGTGGCTGTCCCTACCCACCCATGATTTATCAGTGACCTCGCTACGCTGTAGGGCTGCGTAGAACTCTACAGCAGGTTTAGGGAGATTACAACGCTTACATATTTTGATGTCTGTGTCCATAGAACTCCTTAACATATTCTGTTTAAAGAGTTCCATAGTTCAAAAAATGGTAGCAGCTTGCTGGCTCATGCCAGCCAAACAGGTACTCTTAGAGTATACTACGCATTCACTGCGTTAGCAAAAAAGATTGTTGGAGCCGGTGTTCCTTTTGTCGGGATGGCAATACGAGGAGCGGGGTCAGGCGTCACCTTTGCCATGGCATAAGCCTGAGCATAGACGTTGGTGTTGGCATCCGTAATCGCTGCCGCACTAAACCATTTGGTGAATGCTGCCCCAGTGATGGTGAAGCTGTGGTATGCCACAGGTTGAACGTTTCCCGCTTCGCGAGTAGCCTTGTCGGCGTAAGCTGAGAACTTGACCACCGCTGTCAAGGTCACCAAGTCAAGCTTATCAAAAGAAGCGACCCAGTAGGCTTGAGGGTAAACCAGAGGGGTGGACTGAAAAGGTACGGGTTTTGTGATGGACATCTGAAAAGCCATAGCGGGTAATCTCCTATTTAAGGGAGCTATAGCCAAAAATGGTAGCAGCTTGCTGGCTCATGCCAGCCTGTAGTTGCCATGTGGGCTCGTCCCTCGCGAAGGCTTCGCCCGGAGACTACATTCGGGAGCTACCCGAAAGCTGCAACTTGGCGTCCCGACGGGATTCGAACCCGCCATCATCTGATTGAAAGTCAGAGGTCCAAACCGATAGACGGCGATGACAAACTTGGTGCCCTCGGCAGGAATCGAACCTGCGACTTCTTCCGTGTGAAGGAAGCACTCGTACCGCTGAGTTACGAGGGCGTAGCGTGTATGGGATTCGAACCCATGATTCCCTGCGTGAAAGGCAGATGTCCTGACCGCTAGACGAACACGCCATAAAACTTACCACCGATTGCTTGGACGCGGTGACGAGGATTTAACTCGTGTCTCAACCTTTGCAGGGTCGCGCCTGATTCGACTCGGCCACACCGCGTAATAAAACCTTGCTTCTGCTGGCACACAGGCTGCACATAGATGCTTTGCCTCATGCTTTAAACTCTGCCCCCATCCGGTCTCAAAGACTACAGTGAAGCCAACCTCATCGAAGTGCTCACACTCTGGAAGACCCTCCGGTTTGCACTGCTCCGAAATTTCGTAAGCCACTACCACGGTGATTCATCTTCCTTGTCACTCGGCTCTTCCGGATGATAAGCGTCCCACACTTTCAGAACAACTATCAAAGCGAGGAGCCCGAGTAAAACATAAAAGGCTCCGATGTCACCATGACTGTAAGGAGCAATCGCAGTCCACGCTGGTGTTTGCATGTGTTGCCTCCAAAACTTGGTAGCGGTAACGAGGTTCGAACTCGTGTTGCCGGATTGAGAGTCCAGTCGCCTAACCAACTAGCGGATACCGCCACTACCTAAACTGGAGCCGAGAGGGCGTGGTTACTCGCCACGGAGTTTCCCTGACTCGGCATAAACTTGCGGGTGACCCCTACTCTTATCCCTTGCGGGTACCATGGGAATATCTCATCGCCGCCTGCAGATGATGCTGCGCCTGCTCAAGGAAGCCGAGCGCCTCTTTGCGCAGTCCGTTAGCAAATGTCGGGTCTTTCTCAATCTCTATAACAGCGTCGATGAAAGTCATTCAATCTCCCTTACACTTCTCGCAAAGGTCCGGGTCGTCTTCCTCGCTAAGTGGTGCCTTGCAACTCAAACATTTCTTGTATGAGTCAGGCGATTCCAAACACTCATTCCACGGGTTGCAGGTACACTCACCCACACAAACATCATTTTCACAAACAGGGTTAAACTTCATGTAGCTTGAACCTTCTCGCCTTAATGTCTGCAAGCAAAATCTTTGGAGTAGCAGAAATCTCAAACACTGGAACCGTGACACGCTCTGGATAGATGAACTTTCTGCCTACGTGTCAGCTTCATTCAACCCTCAAACTTGGTGGAGCTAGAGGGCTTTGAACCCTCCTGAATTCCTCATTGCGAATGAGGCGACCACCCCCAGCAGTCCCTAACCCCAAACTTGAAATCGAGAATCGTTCCTAACAGCCTCTCGACTTTTGTTTCTCATCGGAGCCGTGTCCTGACCTTAGCTGTTAAAACGATAGGTCAAGCGGTACGTCGATAAGAATGTCAAACTTTTGAGAGTGAAAATTCTACGTTCTCGCACAGACGAAACCAAATCCTCCCCACTCTCTGCATCTGTTGAACCGCTGTGTGGACAACGGCAGATCGAACTCACGTTTCCCTGCTGGTGCAGGGCGTCCTAGCCACTAGACGACGCGCCCCCCGGTTCAACAAACTCAATCTTGTGACCGAGTATCTCGCCCTCGGCCATGAGTCGCTGCTCACAACTTACTAAGGGGACTTCAATCTTGGTGCTCTTGGCTGGATTTGAACCAACGACTTCCACCTTGTCGAGATGGCACTCTAACCACTGAGTTACAAGAGCAATTTCTCCCACTTCTCCGCATACTCTTCCTTAATGGATGGAGACTGCGGCTTTGTACTTCTTAACTTCTTCCCTACCCAACACATAGGCAGTATCAGTGAATAAGTCATACCCTACCATGAAATCAAACTCATCATCACGATACCGTCGTTGATGTTTACGCCCGTCGGAACAACTTTAATTGACTCCCCTTGTTTACGTAGTCCAATAGCCAGCACCTGTGCTTCCGTTTTCTTTTCCATCTGAACCCCTAACTAGTGTTTAATACTCCACTGTTTGATAGTTAAATTTTGGCGGGAATGGCGGGACTTGAACCCGTGACCTCTGCGTTGACAGCGCAGCACTCTAACCAACTGAGCTACATCCCCAACTTCATCTTGCGGGAACTTCCATCCCTTTGCCGCCTACTAGGAGAGTCGAGGCTCCGCATTCGGTACGAGGGCGCTACTCCTCCGGTCTGCTTGCACAACTCTGCAAGCTGCTAATCTTGGTGGACGTGTCGTGCCGCTTACGCTGCCATTTAACGACGTGCAGTGTCGTTTAATGATGTAAGTCGAGCCTCGTTACTCGACTGAATAGCGGGTCCGCTGGTGATGCATCACCCTTACCCGGTTCGCATTACTGCACATCATCAAAATTGGTGGAGCATGTGGGAATTGAACCCACCTGAATATCTTCGCTGCCAGCGAAGCGACCACCCCGAGTAGTCCTATGCCCCAAACTTGTTACTACCTCTCCAATACCGAGGGTTCTGTCAACAGTCGCCGAATATTTTCATTCGGCTCTGCTGGCTTTTCCAAAATCTCGATGAATGCTTTCCACTCATCAGGCTTGAGGCGGATGTCATCTCTTGCCGCCAATCTTTTGTGGACACTCTTCATGTCGGCATCGAAGTGAATCTTCATCACGCCTCCTCTCAATTTGGAGGCAAGGATGGGATTCGAACCCACGAATAGCGGTTTTGCAGACCACCCCCTTAAGCCACTTGGGTACCTCGCCTATAACATCATACAACAAAACTTGGAGCGGGATGCGGGTCTCGAACCCGCCTCTTCAGCTTGGAAGGCTGAGGCACACAAACCCCTATACCAATCCCGCATTTTACTTAGCCCGTGGCCAACCCCCTTTTGGGTTTTTGCCAGTAACAGTCTTCACCGCATGGCAATTAGCACACCGAACTACACACTTTGCAATCTCTGCTTCAATCTTCTCCCACTGCATCATCAAACAAGATGCAATCTTGCTGGGTTGATGCAATCTCACTAATGCGACTGTACACCCATCCAAGGGCTCGTCTCGGTTTCTTTGCAACCACACCGTGTCTTGCTTCGGCGGTTTTAATTGCATGACAGTTGCCGCAACGTACATCGCATTTCGCAATCTCTTTCAGTAGTTGGTCGAGTCCTCGATTCCATCCAGCACCGATAGAAAACCTCTTTTCATTCGGATTTCGATGGTCAAATTCAAGGGCCGCAGGGTGTTTGTTATAGCCACAATCAATGCACCCCCGCTTCAGTTTTTCCTCATCGAGCATCCTTCTCCGCTTTGCGTATTTCTTATCTTTCGCACGGCGGTTACATGCAAGTTTGGCTTCTCTTCGGTCTTCCTCTGGCTTGACTTGAGCAGCATCTTTACAAGCACGCTTGCAAAAGAACACCTTGCAAAGTCAAATAGTTTTGGTGGACCGTGCGAGATTCGAACTCGCCTGAATTTCCTCTGTGCAAGAGAGGCAAACACCCCAAGCATTTCCACGGCCCAAACTTGTCAAAGAACACAATCACCGGCTGACCGGGATTAAACTGGAGCGGAGGACGCGACTTGAACGCGCAGCCTTTACCTTGGCAAGGTATTGCTCCACCATTGAGCTACCCCCGCATAACTTCAAATACTGCGTAAAACCAAACTTGGTAGTCCGGGAGGGATTCGAACCCCCGAAATCTTCCTTGTAGGGGAAGCGGTATAGGCCACTCACACCACCGGACTATGCTGCAAAAAACTAAAGCCAGCCTTTCGGCTGGCCTCGGTCGAGATTCGTTTTGACTTGTTAGTCTACGAATCCTCCCCGAGGCATGGTATCCTCTCCCGCGCAACCGGCTTCAGCGGCTGCGACGACGCCCACGACGGCGGCTACTGCCGCTGCTGTGATGGTCGAGATGTTGGTGCGGATAGTCATGATGTTGCTCACTCTCTTACTTAATACTCTGAAAGTTGAAAAATTGCAATGCCTTTTTCATTCACTGGCGATTTATTTTTCGCAACAGCTTAGAAAAAGGAGGAAAGCAACTACGGAAACGGGGTACCCGCCTTCAATGTTGGGCTTCGGCTGGAGTGGTTCCTATCGCTACGCGATGGGCTCCCGCTCTTCGCCCCCGAATGACCCGCCAGTTGCTTTCCTCACAAAAGGTCTACTCACATAATACACGGGTCGAGACCGTTTTGGCTACTGTTTTCAAAAAATCTGTGGAAAACTTTTTGATGTGGTCTCGTTCCTCGGCTAGTGGGCGAGAGGAATACATCAGCTTACGAGTCCGACGCTCCCACTACACCGAAGTCGTTTGGACTGCCACATCGTGGGGTGGTAGTGGCCTCGCTACAAGGACGTGGTATGAGCACTTCGGTCAGAGGCTCTCGGATTGCTCCGATTGTTGCTCCTGCGTCACACCACCAAACCCCAACACAATCAACTATACATCAAGCACCGGCTCCAATGCAAGTGGGTTTGACTTTTTTCTGCCGGGGCCTCGCTGTCTCGAACTTCTCAGTCACATTCACATACCGAGCAAGAGCGGTCTGTAAGGCGATTACAGCTTCATACGCCTCGTAGGCATCCTCACAACCATGGCAACACCCACGGATGGCTCCACGCCCCTCTGCGGGGTTATAGCGAGTGTGCTTGGGGCACCGCAGCACCAGCTTGCTCTTGGCGACGGTCTTCAAACGCAACTGCGTGGTGTCATTGAACCTCATCTGCAACATTGACTACTCCTCTCGACAATCACAATCGTCCGGGCAGGGCTCCACCATAAACTGATACACATCCACCGTCTCTCTCACATCCCGAATTCCGTGACAAATGCGGCTGTGGACACCATCACCCATTTGATACCCATCCTTAGTAAAGACTTCGTATTCGTCTCTTCCATGTTCTTCAAGACGGAAGCCACATGATTCAACGAACTCAGCCAAAGTCTGCAACCACGTGGGACGCTTCTCTGGCTTGGGTGGTGAGGGCGGCTCTGCCGCCCTCTTGGTGTAGTACCTCACTCTGGATTCCCACTTCTTGCGGAGTGTGGTCGCCCTTTTCTCTCGCGTCAACGCGGTCTTGAGCATCGCCTCAGAGTGGACCAGCTTTTTGTCGGGTGTGGTGTTGACCTTTGCTTTAGGCTGCACCTTCTCCAGTGGCATATCGAAGCCCCAACCATAAATGGTGCGGTAGTTGCCGACCCGGCGATAACGCGGATGATTCCGCATGGCATCGTGCCGCATCCCGCGAGTGTGGGCTAGTTCATGATAGATGACTCCAGCGAGGTCAACCTTATCCGGGTTCTCCTTCGGGAGTGTAAACTCATTGCAAGTGCAGTTGTGCGGGAAGGGATGAACCGGATGACTGAGCAGGAGTTGGGAAACCTCATTGCCTTTGCATGGCATTATGAGTTTGGCTCGTGGGGCACGCCGGTCCGCTACTACAAGGTGTTCTATGATATGGCGAAAG